GATCCTGATATGAGTATCAAGAAAGATCAACCTGGAAGACGTAAGAGCTTTCGAGCTAGACACAACTGTGATACAGCAAAAGATAAGTTTACGGCTAGGTACTGGTCCTGTAAGGCATGGTAGCTAAAGACCCTAAAGTAGGAACAGGCAAGAAACCTAAAGGGTCTGGACGTAGACTATACACGGATGAGAATCCAAAAGATACGGTGTCGATTAAGTTTGCTACGATGTCTGATGCAAAAGCTACAGTAGCTAAAGTTAAGAGATTGAAGAAGCCCTACGCAAGAAAGATTCAGATATTGACAGTAGCTGAACAACGTGCTAAAGTTATGGGGAAGACAGCAATAGCTAATGTCTTCAAACAAGCTAAAGCAGACTTGCGGAGGAAACACAACAAAGATGGCGTATCTACAAAGTAATATACCGTACTTCAAAGCGTGGGTACGCAGAGAGTACACAAAGAATATGCAGGAATATCATGGTGAGTTCTTGCATTGTATGGTTGTAGCAGTTACAACTATGCCAAACAGGACACTAAGCTTTCAGGTAATCTTTACTGGCTTTGAGTCTGACGATGAAGAAGATAGCCCTAACGTGCATGGTGGAGCAATGTGGGCTAGAATGCCGCTAACTGCGCTCGTTGCAGATACCCCTTTTGAGGAGTGGCCCCAAGAACTACCACCTTACTTAGCGCAGCCGTGGGATTGCATGTCGCATGAACACTCCGTATACGTAATAGACAGGGCAAGCCCTGCTCCGTGGATAGCTAAGATAGACAATGAATTTTATCCTGCCAAGTATTACTTCACTGTAGACTACACAAACAGCGAGGTAGCAGATGACCCAGCGCAGCACAAACAGTCACATGTGCTTGAGTTGTTAGATGCAGGTGAGTACACTGGTAACATGGTTGCGTTGCCCAATAATAGAGTGAGAGTAACTCACCCTGCATGGTTTGAATCTGGAGAAGGTGCACCTGACTTTAAACCTAACCAAAACATATTTCACTCTAAGCAAGACGTAGAGTACGTTTGGGATACGCAACGAGTGTTTAACAATTTATACAGCGAAGGATAATTATTATGCGTATGAAAAAGAAAGGCATGGCTAAAGGTGGTAAAACACCTATGAAGAAAAAAGGCATGGCTAAAGGCGGCAAGCTAAAAAAAATGGCTAATGGCGGTAAAGTACCCATGAAGAAAAAGGGCATGGCTAAAGGCGGTAAAATGAAAAAGGGTTATGCAGCAGGTGGTAAGATGCCTGGTATGACTCTAGCTGGTCTTCGTGCAGGAGCAAAAGCCAAAGGTTACAAACTAATTAAAGGATAGCGTTATGAAAATTAAAGATACTAACGTTATAAATCCTATACAACCTATGTATAATTCTACACAGGCTGATCAAGAAAGACAGCGTAGTATGATGATGGGTCAACAACGTAAACCTAAAGACAAACCAATGACTATGGGGATGTCTAAGGGTGGTAAACTAAAAGATGTACCAGAAGGTAAGAAGGGTAAAGGCTTATCTAACTTACCTACAGCGGTACGAAATCAAATAGGCTTCAAGAATAGAGGCGGCATAATCAACAACGGTAAATCAGACTACAGAAAGTCTGGAATGTTTTACAAAGGAGACAAATAGATGTCAGCAACAGCGACAAGACAAGAGGGCATAGAAGTTTATGAAACACCTGTTACCCTCACTACTATAAAGGCAGCGATAACAAGTATCACTGATTCAACTAAAACAGTAACAGCAGCAGAGTCAGGCACTATCTTTAGCTTGAATCGAGCAGGTGGTATTACTGTAACTCTACCTGCAGCAGCAGCAGGGTTAACGTATGAGTTTCATGTAGGCACAACGTTTACAGGAACAATGACAATCAACGCAGCATCAAGTTCAGATACCCTACAAGGTATGGTTACTTTGATAGACAAAGATGAAGTCGGTGGTTTAGCAGCACTAAACGAAAACATTGACACACTAGCGTTTGCTTGTCCTGCAGCAGCAGATCACCAGATCGTAGCTGACGGTGATACTAAAGGACGCTTTATTGGTGGTATGATTAAGTACACATGTATCACTGACTCCAAGTGGGTTGTAACTGGACATCTGTTCGGTGACGGTACTGCTGCAACTCCATTTACATAAGTTAGGAGTTAACTAATGGCAAACTCTATAGGTACATTTCAACCTAATACTTTACAGTGGAGTGTTCAAACAAAAGTAACCGTAGATAATACTGCAGGTAATACTGCACATTTTACTTGTACTGGTTTTAGAGTTGTACACATTCACGCCAACCAAGAGTTTTTAATTAACTTTGGCGCTGCAGAAGCTAACTGTGGCGCTAACGATTTACAACTTGAGGCTGGTAGTTACTCGCTTGCAATCCCTGATGCTATTGGGAATGCTGTTATAATGAACATACTAGCAGCAAGTAGTGATGATGTAACTGCTAGGGTAGTTCTATCATAACGGTTATGCAATAATGTCTATTTAATTTTGTCCACATATGTGTAAAACTATCCTTAGTACACAACTAGTTATTAAGAAAGGATAGTTTATGTGGACAAGATTATTAGATATGCTAAAGAGAGCGAACAACAAGATAATAGAACATCAACAACGCAGAGTAGCTCACTGGCAGTTGACAAGCATGACCGACAATCAGCTAAGAGATATAGGAATCAATCGTGCCGACATCATCAAAAAAGTCAACCGTTAATAAGGCAGGTAATTATACTAAGCCTAGTATGCGTAAGCGTTTGTTTTCTTCCATTAAATCTGGCGGCAAAGGTGGAAAGCCTGGACAGTGGAGCGCGAGGAAAGCACAGATGCTTGCAAAACAATACAAAGCAAAAGGTGGAGGATACAAATGAAAAGATACTTTAGAAGGTTATTTAGAGCTATCGTAAACTGGAAATGCCTGTGTAATGGCAAGTGTGGATGTGATTGCAAGGCTTAATATGGCTCTAAAGAAATCACAGAAAAGTTTAAAGTCATGGACAAAACAAAAGTGGCGTACTAAGAGTGGGAAGCCTAGTGCTAAAACTGGTGAACGTTATTTACCTAGTTCGGCTATTAAGTCTCTTAGCTCTGCTGAGTACGCCGCTACATCCAGAGCAAAACGAAAAGGCACTAAGGCAGGTAAGCAGCATGTGGCTCAACCTAAAAAGATCGCAGCCAAAACCAGATCCCACAGAAAAGTAAAGTAGTAAATGTGGCATCTTATAAATGGTGCGTGGACAATAGCTGGCTTTGTACTAATGTACTTGGACAGAAGAAAAAGAAAAAGAGCAGAGAAAAATGGCAAGAGAACTAAACGAAAAGCAGACTAGGTTCCTTGAGGTACTGTTTGAGGAGGCAGGTGGTGATGCTGTTACAGCTAAGAAGATAGCAGGGTACAGTAACAACACCCCTACAACATCTATTGTGGAATCACTGAAAGATGAAATATTCGATGCTACTAAAACATATATGTCAAGGATTGGACCCAAGGCTGCTGTCGCTTATGGTAGGGCTTTGGACGATCCTACCCAGCTAGGGATAAAAGAAACACTAATGGCTGCAGGTCAGATACTTGATCGTGCAGGTGTAGTTAAAACAGAGAAGTTGTCAGTTGAGTCTACAGGAGGTTTGTTTATACTACCACCTAAAGATAGTTCTAATGCAGAATCTGACGAGTGAAAGACCGTTACAGTATGAATACTGGACACTGCCTAAAGTACCATTTAAAGTAAAACTGTGGCAGCGAATACCAAAGATAACTAAGATAGTTCCTTTCGGATACGAGGTAGACCCACAGGATGAGGAGTGGTTAGTTCCCATCCCTGAACAACTAGAACTATTAGAGCTTGCAAAGAAACACGTAAAGCAGTATAGTTTAAGACAAGTAGCTGCGTGGCTAACTACACAGTCAGGTAGAAGCATAACACATGATGGGTTAAAGAAAAGGTTAGATGTCGAAAGAAAGCGAAAGAGGATTACTACGATTAAACGCCAGTATGCCAAGCGGCTCGAAAAAGCGTTACGTCAAATCGAAATCCTTGAAAAAGAAAGACCTGGCTCCTACACCTACGAAGAAGACTGAAGCTATACCAGCGCAAGTAAAGCCACCAGAGTATGACGTAGAGTACGCACAGAGTGTCGTATTTAAACCTAACCCTGGACCACAGACACAATATCTAGCGTCTTCTGAGCGTGAGGTACTATATGGTGGGGCAGCAGGAGGTGGGAAGAGCTACGCAACACTAGCTGATCCGTTACGCAACTTAAACAGTCCAGACTTTAGTGGGCTACTTGTA